GTAGCGGGTCGAGGTACACTGCATCTACATAGAAGTCGTAGCAGTCCTCGTATGCTGTCGTGTCATGCACCATGATGACAACGGGGTCATCGTCTTTGCAGTCAGACAGGCTGTCGATTAGTTCTTTTTTAGTCATTTCAATTCTTTTAGTTGGTCTGCCCTAAGGAAAACTTCTGCGTCAGAGATTTGTACGAATATGTCGAGCATGGATGTCTCGACGTGAACGCTTCCGTTCTCCTCGTATGCTTGGATGTCGAAGCGGTTGAAGCACTCGATGCAATCTTCGATTAGTTGTTTCTTGGTCATTTGATGAAGGTTACGTATTTGTCCATCCACTCTCCGAGGGCATCCTCCTCTGGCAGCGGGTCATAGCTGTCTGAATTCTTGGGTTTGGGGATACGGAAAGCGTGCATCACATAGTCATCAACGTCGATGAAGGCATGACTGCGGTAGTACGCAGAGGAGATGAAGTCCGTCAGTTGTTCGAGTCCGTGAACCGATTGGTCGTTGTCCATGACATCGGATGAGACACGAGCCACCAAGGACATACACAGGGGTTGGTAGTCCCATGCTTGACAGTTGTCGAGTTGGTCCCACGTAAGCCAACATGACTCGGTGGAGTCAGATCGGTTGGACATGTCGAGTGTGATGATAGTGATGATGCATTGGGTCGCAGTCTCCAAGTCCCCGTCACCTTCGGTGTCCATGTGGTAGTACCACAGGTCGTCTTTTGGGTGGTCGAACTGCATGACCATGTCGTCCTCTTCGAACGTCTTAAGTAGTTGCCAAACATGTTTGGTGGCCAACTTGTGGTCCGTGAAGAACTCGCAGTCCGTATCGGAGTAGCCCTCCCAAATACCGCATACCCCGTGGATTACAGCGTATTGTTTCATGATGAATTGAATTTTGAGTGATTAACTGACGCAAATGTAAGTCTATGTTGATGGAATGTGAAGAGTAAAGTGTGAAAGAGTGTTAAGGGGGGCTACGGCTGACGCTTCAGCTTTCACCCCCCCACTGGTCACTCAAACCAATTACCCTTCAAACGTGATGGTCATATCTCCCTTGTCTGAGTACGAGAGAGTCACGTTGCGTACACCCCGACCAAGATTGATTGTCTTGATGCCTGTGTGAGTGATAGGAGTACGCTCCTCCTTTGGTTTCTTGTTTAGATCGAATGTCTTTGGCGGCTTGGATGATGAGGGGATGATGGTCCCGAATAGCGTCCTTACCACCCCTGACTTGGAAATGATATTATCGTATGTTTTGCCTTCGCGCTTGAAGCATCGGATGCCCAACCAATTAGCCTGCTGACGGATTGAGGACAACGTCCGACCAAGTAGGCAAGCAAGCAGCGACTGACGCTGACAGAAACTGACGCCAAGGTCTTGATACAATAGGTTCACAATCGCCTCGTTCTCAAGCTTGGTGAACGGCTTGCCGTGACGCTTGGGCATGTACTTGTATCGCGTCATGGTGCGATTATAATCCTGAATGTCAGGGATGATAGAATTGAAGCGCGAGTCAATGTCGAACTTCTTGTATGTGCAGATGTAGGCCTGCACCGCCTGTTGGTAATTGATACACATGGTTTGAGTGTTTTATGTGTTTGAAAAAAATTAACTATTGATTACAACTATAACTAGTAGACCTGCCATCCAAGCAAGAAATGCAAGGAAAGCAAGGTTAAAGCGTTTGTTTACTTTACGGCTCATAACTTATTGATTTTTAAGTAGTTCAACCTTCTTTACAGTCCACCCTTCAGGGCACCAATCCACAGCGTGGTCGAGTGCAATCTCCAAGGTGTGTGAGAGGAATTTCTCTTCTCTCCAATCGTCGCGGTCTTTGCCACGATAGTATGTCATTAGGTATTCGTTCATGACCAAAATAGTATTTCTTCGTCGTGAATACGGAAGCTGTAGGCATCCCCTAATTCGTCGTTCCATACGCTGTCCAACCACACTCCGTGGTCGTCGGGAGCACCCATTACATGGGAGGCAGTGAAGCCTTTGTTTTGCAGTTCTTTGACTGCACGTTCGCATTGTTCTTGTGTCATGCCATGTAGTGTGCGTTGTTCATGTTGATGCCGTGGGTGTCCTCCACCCAAAGCTCGATGTCCTCCGTACCATCAGGGTATGTGAATACGTGAGTCAGTTGCGTGGTGTAGTCGAGGACCACCACTTGATTGGGCCCTAGTGTCATAGTCATAGGTCAATGATTACGCCCTTCTTTTTGAGGGCTTTGATGATGAAGTCAGGGAGTTCGAAACACCCATCGTACCCAACAAGGCGGACACTGCCGTCCTCATCGTGTGCGGTTTCGAGTACACCCCCTGCATAGAATCGGTCGCCTCCTGATTCAAGGTCGTAGGTTTCATACCACCCACCATATTGGTGGTCAGGGTCAATGGCGATTGTGCTTTCCATTACCACGTTTACATCTCGATCGGTGTCGGTGTCGTATGCCGTGGTCATTGCTACGTTCTTTAGCTTGGTCTTGAAGTCTTGTTCGAATTTCATTAGTTCTAAAGTTTGAAAATGAGGTTGTTTTCTGCGTCGTGAGCAAAGTCATCGAGCAGGTCCACGATGTCTTGCACCGCGTCAGCGTCAACAGCAGGGGTATTGGCAATCAGAGAAGCAAAGCCCTTGACATCCTTGGGGACAATTGTGGCCGCTCGGTTGAGCTTGGACAGGTTCGCACCGAAGTGGAAGCCGTTGAGGAACAGGACTGCACGTCCTACGGGTTGAGAAAAGAAATTGTCTTTGACCATAATTACAGGTTGTTTGTGCGGAAATCGCGCACGATTTGTACAATGATGAGAGTGAAAATGATGACACTGGCCGTGCCGAAAATTGTGTAAAGCATAGAATTGAATTGAGTGAATGAATGAGAAAGACGGGGGGGAATCGAACACCCCATACGCCACCACTTTACGGCGTACCTCCAAGCGTCTTTGAAAGCGAATTACTTCGTGAGTTCCGCCACTGCATCGGAGGCAATGATGTCCTCCAAGCTGTTGATAACGTCGTCGATGTCCACGACTTCGGGCGACTCAAGCAAGAACTCCACGATAGCTTTGACGCGCACCGCAAAGGCGCGTTTGGCTTTGGCGTTGTGCCCGACCTTCAAGCGCGATTGCAGGGCCTCGTCGATAGTGCCAAGGTCGATTGTGGACTTCCCCACATTGAACCGCATAAGCAACGGATGCGAAAGGTTTGCAAATCGCGCACCCGTCGCCTGCTGCAAGGCAAGGTAACGGAACAAACGATTGACGAAGGTACCCACAACTTTGCCGCGTTGGGCTTTGTTGTTGGTGTCAAGGTCCACGCTAAAGGTGAAGCTTTGGTCGATGTCCACAATTGCGTTGCCGCGTGTGGTGGTGAAGCCTTGGTAGGCTACGGCTGAAAATACTGACATAACAAATGGTTTGAGTGATAACGCAAAAGCGCGTTGAGAGATGCGGACGGCACGAACGTCCTGACGTGGCAAACCACGATGCATCCCTGATATAGATTCACGAGAGGGGCGCGGACATCCGCCCAATCCTGAGATGGCTCATATCCCTCGTGTAGTTGTTTTCTTTGTTGCACCTATTTCTTCCTCCATCCCGTCGCGCTGTGTCGGCTACGTCGGTAGGCAGTTTCAAGAAGTCAAAGAACGTGCAACGAAAGGTTGAACGATAACCCCACAACGGACCGCATCCCGTCGTGTGCTTGTGCCTTGTCGGTGGCACGGGCTATGTCAAGTGGTCCAAACGATGGCACCCCCGTTGGAATGCGTTCGCAATATGGGGCAACATTTTCGGCCACGCAAGCTCTTTAACATCCGTTAACAAAATTAACTGCTTCCCCCTGTTGGTATATGGAATCCCGCGACGCGCGTGTAAGGAAGAAAGTTTGCAATGTCAACCCCTAATTGGGGGAGAGTTGTTAAAATCTGTTAAGGGTAGGGATTGTGTCGTGTCCCCTCATGCGTTAACACATTTTGGCAATGTCGATGGTGCCCGTTCGGTTGCCTTGTCGTAAGCGTATGGCAAAACACAAAAAAGGTAAAATACTTGCGCGGTTGCCTGTGATTTCGTAGGGGGTGGGGTCAGCGGATGCGTTTCGGGTTGCAGATGTCTGTGCTAGTATATATATATAATCCCCCAGGTATACATTTCTGACATTTTTTTGCGATCATTGAATTTTACGAACTCCAAGAGACCTTACTTAACTACTGCCTAATCAATATGTTAGGCTATGTTGCTTAAACTGTTGGTTTAGTCTTGACTTTTAAAAAAAAAGTTTATACCTTTGCAGTAATTGATCACAAGCACCGTTAATCTGTAATCAGTTTTTTGGGTATATGCTTGAATCTATTATTGTTTAAATCACGTTACAGCTGTATTATGCCAGACAAGAAGATAAAGGTGCGTAAAAAGGGCACTGAGGGAGTTAAGTACGATGAGGGTAAGGACAAGATGGGTAACGTCTTGCCTGAGGCTGAGGTAGTAACGTATACTGGCAGTGCGGCGGTACAAGCCATGAAGAAACGTCAAGATAAGAGGCGTAGAAGAAGGGGGAAGCTCAGTAAGAGGATCAAGGAGATCTTGGCTCAGAGAGAGGCGAAGGGTAAGGCTTGATTTCTTTATCTTTGCTTTATGCAGAGTAAAAGATTGAGAAAGAAGGGACTTCAGTCCAAAAAAAAGTACAATACAGGTGGAACGGTGGGATGTCCTAACCCCCCATGTCCTCCAGGATACGACAATAGAGTCCAGACTTTGCTTGCTAGCGGTATGTGGGAGCAGGGTCCAAACGGTGAGCTTCTCCGCAGGAGTCCTGAAGAGTTAAATCAAGAAGCTTTTGAGAAAGCTAGCAAGGAGGCTATGGGTCAACTTGCTGTAGAAGACCCTGCAACCTTTGCACCTACTACTTCAGGGTTTATGACACCTGAAAGAAAGACTTATTTGGAGACTAGAGCTGGGAAGCTTACACCAGAGGAGGCCAGAGAGTACGGTACGGTATCATTTGACCCTTTTGAGACCCCAAACATTGGTTTTGGTTTTGCAGCTGGTGCTTTCCCTGCAGATCCTATAGGGTTGATTATTGGTCAGGGCTTGGGTAGGCTAGCAAAAGGATACAAAGCACTGAAGAACCCCAGGGTTATGCCTGTTATGGAGGAAGCTCGTATGGAGGCTTCTATACAGGGGCTAAGAGATAGATTTAATATTGGCACTGGGCACGTTGTTGACGGCAAGGTTATGACTCCAGAGCTTTTGAGAAAAATGACTCTTAAAGAGCTTATTGGGGAATCAACAGATGCAGGGAGGATATCTAGAGCCAACCAACTCATCGACAAAGCTATTGAGGACGCAATGCCTCAAGCCCTCGAATCGGTTATGAGCAGATCAGAAGGCAACCTTCTTAACACACCTGTAGATACTAGAAGGCCAGAGGTAGATAGAGTCAGGATGAGATTCTTGGGTCCTAACAGTAAGCTGTGGCAGCAAGCCACCAAGGATGGACTTATTCCAGTTAGGAATCTTAATCAGTCTATAAAGGACATGTCTGAGATGGAGAGGTACGTTTTTGAGGAGGCTGTCTTTAGGACCCCTATCTACAACAAGAAAGGTGTTCTACTTACAGGAAAAGAACTAAGCGATGCTCAGAATGCAATCATGTCTGCTGTTGGCCGTCGAGGTATGGGGCCTTCTATTGAAGAATCTGCTGAAGGCATAGGCGATATATCTGGGTACAAGATAAACCTTAATATGCTGAAGGGGGCGTCTGAGGAAACAACTGCTACATTGAACCCAATAAGAACATTTGAAATTGCCGAAGGCCAAGAGGATGTGTTTGGTGGCAAAATAGATCAAGTGAATAGAAGCTTCCCTAAAAGGTTTTCTGGAACCAATTATAGCCGCTATGGGTTGGGGAGAATTGGTTACGGTAATCTCACCAGCGAAAGCTCCAAAACTTGGGCGATTGGTTCTGATGTAATAAAATCAAATACAAATCACTTTGGTAGAGGTGAGTTGGCTCATTTTAGAACTTTTGTAGATGAAGGTCGAACAACGTTGCCAGAGAATGTCCCTGGAACAGAAGTAGGATTTCTTGGTGCTTCAGCTAACTTAAGATCTGGAACCTCAATCAGCGGATCTAGCTCTGGTGCTGGAGGGGGACGGATTGAGTGGTATCCTGATATGTCAAGAGTTCCCTCAGGTATGGGGGTTACTGGAAGAGGTGGTACTCTTAATCTTTTCGACGGGGGTCCAGCAAGAGGATTAGAAGATGCTATTTCTTCAGATATAGTACGAAGTAGTCCTGTTTCTTATCTCGCTGACATTAACCGCTTTAATAATAGCATGGCTATGAGTGGTAACGAGACTCGTCGAATAATGACGGAGATAAATTCTATTCAGGTTAATGGTGCGAGAATTGCAGAAAGTGATTTTAAAATAAAAAACCTATATGACTTTGCCCTTGACCCAAATAGAAGAGCAGCAGTAGATGCCCTTGTAATTCCTGACATGATGAAGGATTTTATTAATTCTAATTTTGATGAATTAATTAAATTCGCTAAGTTGGAAGATGCCTCAATGGGCTCTCTTAAAGCCAATACGAATCTTATTGCCCCACCCGTTAAAAATTTGACTCATCAGAAGGCTTTTAAGGAATCAAGAAATCTTCTTGATGTAATGGCTTTTAACAGGCATGGTGATGGTAATTATTTCAATAAGATGAATCAAGCTAACTATGAAGATATTAGAGAAAGGGCTGAAGGAGATTTTTCATTTGGATCTTGGTCAACAGCCACAGGGGGAGAAGATATAGCATATCTTCTAAACAGAAATAATGAACATACTCTTCCTCGTCTAAGAGAGCAAGCGATGGATTTGTTTGATGATCAAAGAAAGGCTTTACAAAAAATTATTGGAGATACTCCTGGGTTGAGTGGGGCAGATGCAGTTATATCAGAAACTTTCAATAGCGTCTCCAGCCAAGGAGTCAAGAAGATATCAGATTTACGAGATACATCTGAAAATATTTTTGATGAAATAGAGAGGTATAGCTCAGAAGCTGAGGATATAGCATATGAACTATCGGAGGCGTACAACAATACTCTTGGTAGCCTCAGAGGTGAACTCGGAGAAGGTAGAGCGATGTTTGGTGGTGGTGATTCCTTCCAACAAGGTTTAAAGAATCGAGCTGTTGTCAGAGTTGAAGAACTGTTTCCAAAAAAATTAGCTAACCTAAAACAGGCGATACTTAATATGGAGAAGGCTAGAGTTCGAGGAGATCAGACAATGCAAGCCTCATATAGAGAAATGTTGGAAATTTCAGATGAACTGGTTTCTAGAATGCCAAGATTGGCTGAAGCTAGCCAGAATGCAGAAAAACAGTATGTTGATAAGCTTCTTCAAAGTCCGATGGCAAACGACTACTATGATATTCTAGAGAGTCAGCAGAAGTTGTATAGTTTTGCAAACAGTATTCTAGCAGACGAATCAGGTGCTATGAGGATCCCAGGTCTTCTGGAAAGAGTAAGTAACACTCCCAATAAAGACAAATTTTTCGTTAGTGAAATCCAATCTGACTATGTCCAAAGATCCAATATGACTAAACTCAAAGAGAAGAGTGTAATCAATGCACAAACAAAGAGCTCGCAAGCGGACGATGCGGGCAACATGTTGACTCCAAAAGGTTTTGAGCCTCAACTTGATTCTTTTACCAAGAACTGGAGAACCAAGACTATTCAGCAAGCCGTGTTGAAAGGAAGAGAAGCTGGTAAAAACGAAATTCTGTTCCCGACTTACAAGACAGCAGATAGAATACAGAACTGGGGAGGATCAAAAGATGAGGGGGTAGTTGGATCAGGAAATAGAATTACCTATCAGGGCATGGATAAGCATATTCAAAAAGCCACTGGTATCAAACCAACAAAGTATACCGACACACAAGGCAACGAGTGGTGGATGATCAAAATGGATCCAAACCAGAAATACGAGTTCCCTGATTTCAAGTATGGCGGTAAGATTCGCTTGAGGAAAAAGTGATATATTTGCGCTATGGCAACATTGACTGTAACGATAGAAGAAGAGCTTACAATTAACGGTAAGGACAGAGGTAGTAAGAATAGTATAGCTATATCCTCTGTAACAGAAACTTTTAATAGAGTTCTTACTGTAGACAACACAGAGCAGACTATTCTTCAATTCCAAGCAACTAGACCTGCTGGCGGGGCATTTACTGACGCTACCATGCAGTACCTAAGGATCACAAACCTTGCTGCATCGAATACTGTTGATCTCCGAATTCAAGACACGGCAAATACAAAAGAGTATTTTGTTCAGATCGGTGGTTCTGAGTCTTTTGTCTTGTTCAATGACAAAATTGATGCTGACGCTACGGCTGGCACTGGTATTTCTTTGACACAGATTGAATTGATTTCAGCTGAGGCTACAGGTACAGGTGGAGAGACCGCTGATATTGAAATCTTTGGCGTAGCAACATAATTATGAAGTTATCAAAAAACTTGTCACTCGCAGAAGTGACCAAAAGCATCACGGCCAAACGGCTTAACATAGATAACACACCAGATGAGTGGGTACAAGAAAATCTTAAGGCGGTTGCAAAGCATATATTTCAACCTCTTAGGGACGCTTTCAAGTGTCCTATATACGTGTCGAGCGGGTATCGTTCGGCTGATCTCAATGTTGCGATCGGCGGTTCGGTTCGTAGTCAGCATGTGGAAGGAAGAGCACTTGATCTTGACGCAGATGTATACGGAAAGTGTAAGAACTCTGAAATCTTCCAGTATATTCGTGAGAATCTGGAGTTTGATCAGCTTATTTGGGAGTTTGGTGATAAGGACAATCCTGATTGGGTTCACGTTTCTTACGTTTATGATGGCATTAATCGTGGTCGGTGCCTCAGGGCTTGTCGTGATGATAAGAACAAGACGTACTACGAAGTAATATTTGGTAAAGAACTATAACTATGGAAGACGAATTCGACGACATCAGCTTCTTGGATCAAGACAAGCTGAAAAAGCAAGAGGATAAGGTTAAGTCTGGAGAGATCTCTTGCAACCTAGACGCCCCAGAAGACTGCGAGAGCTGTAGCGGTTAATCGTTATTCACCTTTTTGTAAAAAGCCTGAACAAACATTCGGGCTTTTTGCGTTATAGCATATCGCACTCTGTAGTTGTATTTGGTTTCGTCACGAAACAAGTGGTCTTCGTAAGTGTCTGATGGGGTCAGTTTGTCAAAGTGCTTGTAAACGTATCCTTCTTTTACAAGAGGGTAGACCAAACGCTCTCCAATCTTATTGACAGAATAGCCGAAATCTTCGGCTGCATACTTAAGAGTCCAAAACTCTAGATCGTAAGCCCACAGAAGAAAGTATATTTCTGTTTGAAACAACACCCCCTTTTGTTTTTCCCTAACAAGCTCCCGTCTAAGGTGTTTGAGGTAGTTTCTGTTTACGTATCTTTGGTTAAGTCTTGAGCTCTCTCGGAAGAGCTTTCTTTTAGAAACCTCACTTTTAGGCATAACAATGAATTTAGATGACTATAAAGATACAGAGAGAGATGGATTTCTGCTAGAGATTCAACGTATAGCTCTTGAGATCGAGACCCTTATAGATAGATATGGGGTTAGAGAAGATGTGATGTCCCTTATGATTATTGGATTGATTGATGATGTTCCTGATGGACATCAATTAAAAGCCGTATATGGCTTTAATCTTAAAAGTAGAGACGAGTTAGAAGAATTGGTTAGCTTTGCACAAGAATCATACGGGCCCGATGATCCAGACATTGACGGTTTGCTAGATGGGCTCGGTATAAGTTTAAATTAATGGATGGAATAATTAGAAAAATCATCATAGGTCGAGATCCAAAGGACGCTATGGCCTATTATGTCGGGATGAAAGCTGGAAGCAGCAAAGTCAGCGCTATCGTAAATGACGAAGCTTTTCTGTATAGACACGGAAAGAACAGATATCTTGTGTATCTTGAAGAGGAGGACGGCAGCAATGTTCTTTGGAAGGGTGTAGACGATATGCCCTGTATTGTGGAATACGACTTAAACTTTTAAAATGGCTAGTAGAACTTACCCAAGTGGTGCTTTGATACCAGAATCTTTGCCAGCAGCATACGCTCCTGCATCTAATAAAAAACAATACTGCGGCAACTGTTCTTTTTACAAAAAAAGAATGTGTAGTCGATGGAATGCGCCTGTGAGGGCGGGATACGTTTGCGCCTCATGGAATGCTAGAAAGTCTTCTAGTTCTGTGTCAGTGGCTGCTCAAGGGACAACTACAACTCCTGTGACACCAACAGCTCCACCAGCTCCAAGACGTCAGCCTACGTCCCAGCCTAGACGTACTCAAAGAACAACAAGACGTTCTTATGGATACTGATAAATCAAAAGGACTAGGAGATACTGTCGAGAAGTTTACTCAAAGGACAGGTCTAAAGCGTTTGGTAGAACGCATGTCTAAAGACTGCGGCTGCAAGGCTCGTCAAGAGAAATTAAATGAAATGTTCCCATATAAGGACAAATGAAAGCTTTAAATATGTTTATCGTTGAGTTGGATAAGCCCATCAACGATACTATCTCCACAAAGAGTGGAATTGAACTGTATATTGACACCAAATATGAAGGTGGAGAATTTAAATACAGAGTCACTGACGGTCCAGTTATTGCGACCCCAGCAAAATACAAAACCAAAGTAAAGAAAGGAGATAGACTCTACTTTCATCACCTTGTCGTTATGCAGGGGGGTCAAAAACTTACTGGTATGGACAATAGCTATTTCGTTAAGTATGACCCAGATCATGCGGTAAACAATCAAGCTATTGCATACAAGACCAAAAGTGGACACATACATCCCCTGGATGGCTGGAGCCTTCTATCTCCTGTTGAAGAAGAAAAACCTCGAATCAGTAGCTTAGAGATTGTATCTCTTACAGAAAAACTTCCTACGAAGGGTCGAGTTGCATTTAACTCAAAAGACCTCAAGGCTATTGGTGTTAAAAAAGGAGACATAGTCTGTTTCAAAGAGAATAGAGACTATCGTATTAAAATTGACGGGGTGGAGTATTATCGTACCCGTGTAGAAGATTTGATGTATGTCGAAGAAGAAGTTCACAACACTTAATGCGGCTCAGCGTCTCATGACTAGCATGGAGGACGCTATCGACAATATGATCGACGAGATCAAAAAGCCCGTAGATCCTGAAATCAACGGAAGTGCACGTAAGGCAGAGTTGCAATCCATTAAACAGACTGCTACAGACTGCAAGGAGCTAATCGTTGAGAGACAGCGATTGGAGCAAATGATTAAAGATCTAAGTGACAATGGAGGAATCGAAGAAGCAAAAGATTACAGCGGAGGTTTCGCTGAAAGATTCTCTAAGTGATTGGAAGAATATTGTTTGGGAAAAAAACAAAACAGAATACAAGTTCTGGGAAGACATGTGGAACGAGGAGTGACTCCACATATGTCATACCCGCGAGTATCCCCTCAAGCTTATACCTTGTAGAAAGGGTAACTGGTCACATGTGGGTTCAAGTCCCACCTCGCGGACTTTAGTATATTTGTAACTATGGCTACAGTAAAAAAATCAGCACAGTACTATAGGGATAATCCTGAAGCAAGGGACAAGAAAGGTAAGTATGATAAAAAGCTTAACGCTACCCCTACGCAAAAAAGAAAACGTGTTGTTAGAAACGCTCTTAGAAGACTGTTTACAAGGAAGGGTGAAGTGAAAAAGGGTGATGGTCAAGATGTGCATCACACTGGAGGCACTGAGGTGGGAAAAGCTACAGTGATGTCTGCTTCTAAGAACAGAGCTATTAAGTAAGATATGCACTCGTAGCTCAACAGGATAGAGCAGCACACTTCTAATGTGCAGGTTCGGGGTTCGAGTCCCTGCGGGTGTACAATTTAATGATGAACAATTTAATAGAAATAGAAGAGTATGAGCACCCAGCGGTTGCTATTTGTCCCAACGGTACGCAAGGTGAAGCTATCGAACTTGGTGGGCTGGTCATTCTTCTTCCCGCTAAGCCGCCCAAAAAACAAATTTCAGGATATGACCTTCCAAAGCACTTGCAAGTGTGGCAAAGGAGGGCTATGCCTGAAGAGATGTCTAGGATTAAGTCTATGGATGAGTGGCTCGAAATGCCTAGGGAGTTTCGACAAAAGTTTCGTCCGTATATCGAGGAGGAATTTCGCCGTAGGCGTGAGGGCTTTTGGTTTTATAATAACGGTGTCCCTACATATATTACGGGGCGCCACTACATGATGCTACAGTGGACGAAGCTTGATATAGGACACCCGTATTATCTCGCTTTCCAACGTGACATCTTTTTGCATATGGCAGCTTGCGAAGCTGATTCAAGGTGTATAGGTCAGTTATACACAAAGTGTCGTCGATCAGGATACACAAATATTTGCTCTGCTGTACTAGTTGATGAAGGGACCCAAGTAAAAGAAAAACTTCTTGGTATTCAGTCTAAGACTGGTAAGGATGCTCAGGAAAATATTTTCATGAAGAAGGTGGTGCAGATGTTTAGGAGCTACCCTTTCTTTTTCAAACCTATTCAGGACGGTACCACCAACCCTCGTATGGAGCTGGCATTTCGTGAGCCCAGCAAGAGGATTACAAAAAACAACAAGACGTCACACAAGGGTGAGGCTCTGAACACTGTAATTAACTGGAAAAATACAACCAACAATGCGTATGATGGGGAGAAACTTCACATACTGTATTTAGATGAGGCAGGAAAATGGGAAAGACCTACAGACATAAGAGACGCTTGGAGGATTCAGAGGACTTGTTTGATCGTCGGGCGAAAAATCGTGGGCAAGGCCCTGGTGGGAAGCACCGTAAATCCGATGGACAAGGGCGGAAAGGAGTACAAAGACCTGTGGAGGGACTCGGACCCAAACGAAAGAAACGCAAATGGTCGGACGAGGACTGGTCTATATAGGCTGTTCATCCCTGCTTACGCATCTCTTGAAGGGTTCTTTGACCCATATGGGAATCCTGTCGTGCAAGACCCTGAGAACCCCGTTGCGGGGCTAGATGGAGAGCCTATTGTTCAGGGGGCTAAGACTTATCTAAAGAACGAACGTCAGGCTCTGCTGGAGGATGCATCAGAGTTGAATGAGGTTGTTCGTCAGTTCCCATTTACGACTGATGAAGCCTTTAGGGATAGTGTTGAAAGTACGCTATTTAACATCTCTAAAATATATGAGCAGATACAGTACAATGACGAGCTGTATCCAAATCCAGTGGTGGTTGGAAACTTTGTATGGAAAGACGGTAGCCAAGACACAGAGGTTTTATTTAAGCCAGATCCCAACGGGAGGTTTCATGTAGCTTGGATGCCTCCACCTGAACTTAGAAATAAGAAAAAAAGCGAAAAGGGCAAGAGAGTTGCGCCTAACTCATACCTTGGTGTAGGTGGTGTTGACTCTTATGATCTTGATGCTACTGTAGATGGAAGAGGTTCAAAGGGTGCCCTGCACCTATACAATAGATTCAACGTACATCATCCTTCAAATATGTTTGTTGTAGAGTATGCTTCGCGTCCCCCACTAGCCAAAATATTCTATGAGGACTGCCTTATGGCTGCAGTATTCTATGGTTACCCAATACTAATCGAGAACAATAAGTACGGTATTGCAAGGCACTTTGAATCAAGAGGCTACGACGGTTATCTTTTGGATAGACCCCGACACCTTGTTGCTACAAACACTCAGATCAAGACAAAAACAAAAGGTATACCTTCAAACTCTCAGGATGTTATTCAGGCGCATGCCCATGCTATTGAGGCGTATATACATGATCATGTAGGGATAAATCATGATAGTGGTGAATATGGAAATATGTACTTGAACAGAACCCTTGAGGATTGGATTGGATTTAAGATTGATAACAGAACAAAATTTGACCTTTCAATTAGTTCTGGGCTTTGTCTTTTGGCTGCTCAAAAGCAAAAGCAAAAACCAAAGTCAAACTTTGCTGAACGTAAGTTTTTCCGTCGATATGGGGTAAACAGGTAATTCATATATTTGCATTTATAAAAGGAATTCCCAAATGCAAGACAATAACGGTATCAAGAGCGGATTTCCAGATCCACTTGCTACCCCAGAAGAGAAGTCCAAAAAGGCTTATGGTATCCAATATGCTAAGGCTATTGATGCTCAATGGGGTAGAATGACGGACGTGGGTAGCTTGGTGGGTAAACGTAATAGGATATTTGAGAGGAGTAGAGATTACGCTACTGGTACTCAAGACACCAATATATACAAGCAGCTTCTTAATAGCCTTGATCCAAATGCTGGTGATGGGAGTTTGATGAATCTTGATTACACTCCTGTGCCTATCTTGCCGAAGTTTGTTCGGATTGTAGTCAATAAAATTTTGTCTAGGGGGCTTTACCCAAACCTTGAGGCAGTTGATCCCTTGTCCACTTCTGAAAAGAACATAGAGAAGAAAATCTTAGAGGAGCAGGTTAAGCACAAGGACCTTGCTATGAAGGTCAAGAACGAAACTGGGGTAGTGCTTGGTGAGGATCCAGAAAAATTGCCTGACACGTTAGAGGAAGTAGAGATTCTATACGGCACTAATATTAAAACTGCTGGAGAGATTGCAGCTCAGCTTGCTACTGAGTTGACTTTGAAGTGGAACAATTTTGAGGATGCTATTTTTAGGCGTTGCGTTAATGATCTTGTAACGCTTGGAATGGCTGTTGTCAAAAGGTCAAATGATCCTAACGAAGGCATTAAGACAAATTACGTTGATCCAGTTATGTTTATCCATAGCTATACTGAAGATCCAGGATTTGAAGAGCTAAAGTATGCTGGTCATATTAAGAAGATTAGTATTGCTGAGTTGAGAAGACTTGCTGGTGATGAACTATCTGAAGAAGAACTTCAGAAAATGGCCTCTAAGGTCAAGGGCAAGGATGGCAATGACTCTAGTAAGTACAGCAAGAAAAGGTTTGATCAGACCCTAAGCAAGATGACTTACGGTTATGATGACTACACAGTTAATATTTTGGACTTTGAGTTCTTGACGGTTGACAAGATGTTTTTTGAGGAGAAGGAGAATCGCCACGGTAACAGCAACTTTTTTTACAAAGGATCTGATTACAAGCAGAAAGCTGGATCCGTCTACGAAAGAAAGCCTCATTGCATGCACATAAAAACTGTGTACGGTGGCAGCTACATTATCGACGGAGGTGTGATGTTTGGGTATGGTAAGAAAAAGAATATTCCTAAGAATGTTCATGACTTGTCTCAGGCTAGATTGTCTTACTCCGTTGTGTCAACCAACATTAGGGACATGATTCCTAAGTCTATGGTTGATAGCTGCACTGGTTTTGCAGATATGTTGCAACTCACTCACCTCAAGATTCAACAGGCTATTGCAAAAGCTAAGCCTGATGGATTGGTGATTGACATTGAGGGGCTAGAAAATGTACAGCTAGGTAAGGGTGGGGATCTACAGCCACTTGACTTGCACGACATCTACGAACAAACAGGTGTCTTTTACTACAGAAGCAAGAACCCAGAGGGAGGATTTCAGAATCCCCCAGTGCGAGAGATTGGAAACAGCATCAGGAACATTAATGAACTTATTGGTCTGTACAATCACTACTTGAGAATGATTCGTGATGCAACAGGTATCAATGAGGTTGTAGACGCTTCTACCCCAAAGGGTGATGCTTTGGTTGGGGTTCGAGAGCAAGCTATCCAGGCTAGCAACAATGCTACCTATGACATAACTAATGCCTCAATGATTCTGTTTAAGAAGACATGTGAGGACATTGTAAAATGTTTGCAAATTATTCCTGCTGAAAGTGTATTGCACAAAGCGTATCAGAACGCTATTGGCAAAGAGAACATGAATGCTATCACTTCGTTCTCTGATCTTCCTATGTTCAACTTTGGAGTTATTATTCAAAGAGATATGGAGGATAAGGATAAGGCTTACTTGGAGCAAAACATTCAAATGGCTTTGCAGCAGAAAGAGATTGATCTTGAAGATGCTATTGCTGTTCGCCAGTTGAAAGATGTAAATCAGGCTGAGCGGCTATTGGTTGTGCGTCGCAAAAAGCGGATGCAGAAAGGTCAACAGCTTGCTCAGCAGAATATTGAGATGCAAAAACAACAGACAGCTCAAGCAGCTCAAATGGCATCTCAACTTAAGATTCAAGAATCTCAGGCAGAGACTCAAATGGAGGTTGAGAAGATGAAGATTAAAAATGAGTTTGACATGCAGCTTGAGACTATGCGTCACGAATTCAAAAAAGAGATTGAAACAATTAAGGCTAAGGCAACCCTTGGATTTAAAGAAGATGATCAAGTATTTAAAGAGAAACTTGAGGTTTTGAAAGAAGATCGAAAAGATGATAGAATAGGAAAACAAACTTCTGATCAAAGCAAACTTATCTCACAAAGACAAGGTAAAATTGATGAGGTACAAGAGGAACCCAATGACCTCGCATCTAAAATTCTAGGATAACAATGGCTCAGACAGCAAACTTCGACACGACAGAAACTCTGAATATTATTTGCAGAGAAGGAGATACGTTTTCCATGACTGTGACTCTTAAAAACTCTAGCGGTACAGCTTTGACGCTAGTCACTGATGCTTATGTCTTTTACATGCAGGTAAAAGAGATCTCCGTTGCGGGGAACAAAAGGGCTGGTCGTCAAATAGAGAAGGTTATTCTTCAAACCCCAAGCTTGAAGCCAGATGCAAAGTCAACTGTCCTGACGTTTGAGACTCCTACTCTTGACAATAGCGGCAACGTGACCATTGAGGCATCTGCTGAAACTATGAGTAAGATTAAGCCTGGGTCTTACGTTTATGACTTGAAATACGTAAAGCCTAGTTCTACTGGTCTTGATACGCACAAAGGCGTTTTGAGAGGATCCTTTGTAGTTAATTCACAGGTAACTGATGTATTTTAATGTCTGTATCAGTAAGTACATCTTCAGCCAATCAAGTATCTGTCAATATTGATGGAGTAACTCAGCTTTCATTTACAACACAGGACTCTTCGATTTCTGTTCTGTCAAGCAGTAGTGCTCAGGTATCAGTTACTGAAAAAGGACCTAAGGGTGACAAAGGTGATACAGGCGCGACAGGTGCAACGGGCGCTACTGGCGCTACTGGCGCAGCCCCTAATGCCTTTACTACACTATCTGTATCTGGTCAGGACGATGTGGTTGCTGATGGAGTAGATGACACTCTAACCCTTGCGGCTGGATCTAATGTAACGATTACGACTAACGCATCAAGCGATACCGTTACGATTGCTTCTGCTGATACAAACACTCAGCTAAGCACTGAGGCCGTTCAAGACATTGTAGGGGCTATGTTTAGCGGAAACACTGAAACTAGGATTTCTGCTACTTATCAAGATGGCGATGGAAACATTGACTTAGTTGTCGATGCTATCCCCGTAGATCTTACATCTGATGGGACTGGCACAATACACGCAAACAATGTTCCCACTCTTAACCAAAGCACTACTGGTAACGCAGCTACAGTAACAACTAATGCAAACTTAACAGGCCATATTACATCTACTGGTAATGCCGCTGTTTTAGGTTCTTTTAGTGTAGCTCAACTTAGCACCGCTCTTTCGGATGCTAGTATATCAGGAAACAATACAGGAGATCAAACAAACGTTTCAGGATCTTCGGGTACATGCACAGGCAATGCTGCGACAGCTACAGCACTAGCTACTGCAAGGGCAATCAACGGGGTTGATTTTGACGGAACTGCACCTATTACGGTTACTGCCGCTGGTTCTACACTTTCTGATGAGGTCCCAGTATCAAAAGGAGGCACAGGTGCTACATCGTTTACCTCTAATGCTGTACTTACTGGGAACTCTACTTCTGCGATACAGGCAGAGGCTGACCTTACTTATGATGCAAGCACCGATACGCTGCAGCTAACAAGTTCATCAGGAGGATTTCCTAGAATTGAACTTAAATCTGAGGCAAACGTCACTGGAGGTCAAAGATTCGTTTTCATAAAAGATAGAGGGGCGGCTCCAGCAGACGGTGATACCTTGGGTGTTGTCAGATGGGAAGGAGAAGACTCTGGTCAGAACGCAACTGCTTACGCTCAAATATTTGGAAAAATAGCAGACACAACTGACGGCTCAGAGGGAGGTCATTTGGGACTGCAGGTTGCATCTCATGATGGAGAAATGAGGGTTGCTCTTGAGCTTATAGACGGAGATGCTGAAGATGAGGTTGATGTAAACATTGGGAGTGGAGATGCTTCGGTAACAACTATCAATGGATCTGCTGTTTTGAACAGAAAGTTTTCAGTTACTGGAGACACTGACGGAACTTTTCAAGGTGACGTAGTTTACTTTGGCGGAACAACATCTATGACCACTGGTGCTTTGTATCACTACAAGTCAGACGGCACTTGGGAGCTGGCTGATGCTGATGCAGTAGCGACCTGCGACGGATTGCTTGGTATAGCCCTTGGTGCAGCATCAGATACAAACGGTGTTTTGCTTAGGGGTA